CGTACTGAGTTCTTACTTGTTCTGCATTTGCTGATGCACCACCATCAGGAATTATTGCTTTGTATTTTTGTGTAGGGGGTGTTTTTCTTGTAGCATCATAATCAATACCAGTCATCTCAAAGTAAATCCTTGGTAAAGTTATTGCTACTTTACGTCCATCTGTAGGATTACCTTGTAGTCTATATAAAAACTTTTGTTTAGGACCATAAGCAAGAGGAACTTTTTCTACCTCCATTACTTGTCCATTAACTATTTTCTTTAATTCAATATTATTAAATAAAGTTCCAAATGATACAACAGTTTTTCTAACTGCCTCATTGTAAAATTGCGTTCCTAACATCAGAAGCTACCTGTATAATTACCAAATTCACCAAAGGGATTTGTTTCTCCCCAATCAATTAAATCATCTGCACCGTCTTCAATCGCAGCGTTCTGATCAAACTCAGTGCTTTGATTGTCAATTGTAGAGAATGTACCTAATGTATATAGGGCATTAGATTCAACCCCTCTAATCGTGTCACCGTCAATGAAGTTACCTGTACGGTTCATGACTTCAAGGGTGTATGTAACACCATTCCAATCTGCTACTTCTGCTACAGTTGCACTGTCTAAGTCATACATAGTTGCCTGTGAACCACTGGTTGTAGTTTCTGTGTATGTGTTAATAACATACTGGACGTTAGTAGCATCATAATAGAAATGACCAGCAACTGTAGTTGGATCTGTTCCGTTATATGTGTAAACGTAACATATTCTCTTATCTTCAAACTTCCAATAAAAGTATTTCTTTTGTGTTGATGTAGCAAAATTAGGATCAAAACTACCAAGAGCAGTTACTGTAACTACACTATTAGCAGAAGTCCAAGATCTACCACCACCCTGTTGTACAAATCCACCTATCACTACATGTTCATCTGGAATAAATTGAACATCTAGTGGTGGTGCATCAATAGTAATAGTTGGAAAGTCTGGACTTGTAGTATCAGATTGATATCCAGTACCACCATTAATAACGCTTAAAGTAACAACGCCACCATCAGCAATAGATGTTGTAACAATTCCACCAGATCCATTTGCTCCAGTAATAGTAACTGAAGGTGGTGTACTATATCCAGTACCAGCAAGAGATACTGTAGCTCCTGTTATTTCTCCACTAGCATTCACAGTAACATCTCCTGTTGCTTGTACTCTAGTAGAAGGTGTGAGATTAAGTGTAGTGATATTACTAAACTCTCTTTCAATATCATCAACTTCGTCAATACCTGTATCAAACTTATCAGCACCCTGCTCATAGATCTCAGCAGTGAGTTGATAAAAATACTGTTTACCTAACTGGAAGAAAGGATTCTCTCGTTCAACATACTTGATCTCATATAGATCCTCTGTCAATGGGAAGTAGATTAGATCTCCTTCATTGGGTCTACCATCTACAGCAAGATTCAGTGCTGGATTAGCAGACTGTTCCCACCTTCTACGTGATACAACAAAGGTGATCTCATCAGTTATCCTTAGACCAAACTTACTTACAAACTCTGCACCAGCACCAAATCCCTCAACATTCACAAGGAACATCTCTATCATATAGCTCTGATTAAATTCAGACTGTACTATTTCCCCAAGAGATTTATCCTTTAGATGTACTCTAGGAATATAAAACACATCAGATCCAAACAACTTGATTTGTTCATCAACCAAGTCTTGTACCAGATTTTGTTCAGTGGAAATACCACCGTGTTGAGGAAAATATACTTTTTTCATCCGATCATGTCAAATGGTGGTAATTCGTATGTACTGCTTGATGCATCTTCAATAGCAGCAATTTCTTTTTCGGCATCATCAAAAAGTTGTCTACCATTCATACTAACTCCACCTGGAAGTTGTATGCCATTGAACTTAATTAAGTTCTGCCCCCACTGTCTCTTGATAAGAGCAGTAGTATATTTTTTAAGAAAGACATCACTATAAACTTGACCAAATGTTTCAGGATCTAATGCCCTGTGACACTCAACAACAAGATGCATATCTTCATTCATCATGTCTTCACCAACATCAAGATACAATCTATCCTGTCTCATATTAAATCTAAACTGAACAAAAGCACCATTGTTAAGCACCATATCCATAGTTTCCATCCATGTCTTAACCATATAATAGTTAAGAAAGTCAAGAGAACCTACAGCATATAAGTCATTTAGAAAGATCTGATACTCAATACCAAATAGGTTGTTCCTAACAGCATTACTAGAAAGACCAAATACCTTAGTCACACCAACCACATCTGCTGGCAAATCAATATATTTATCTTTCGTTTTCCACTCTGTAGTATTAGGAGCAGTACCTACAGTAGTTGTAGTGTTTTGTGATTTAAATCTTGTCATGTCAGCAGCAGTAAAAATATGCTTCATATAAGCAAGTTCTACTCCATCATAATGACGCATACGATAGTATTGCAAAGCATCATCAATTGAGTCCTCTATCTGATCGTCATCTACATTGACTTCTAGTACAGGGAACCCTAACTTTCTCAGACAGTAATCTTTAAGTTCTGCCCTACTGGTGGGTTCAGCCATAAAAATACCCCTAGTGTTTCCTAGGGGTATTTATAAATTCAAATGTTAGTTTGAAAATTAAAAATTAGTCATAAAACTTTTTAGTAAAATCTAATGGCATTGCTTGAATTGTTTTAGCATCAGCTGCAACAGATGGATCTAGAGCTTTAATTTCTGCTTCTATAGCATTACCCTTATCTCTAATTGCTTGTTTTTCTAGTGCAAGTGTTCTCATGGCATTATTATTGCCAGCAATGAGATCTTGTTCCTGTGCTTTTTCTACTTTCCAAGATGTGTTACCATATTCACCATCTAATTTGTTTCTAGTTTCAGAATTTACTAATTGAAGCAGATGTTTTTTTGTTGTTACTGCATAAATTTTAGCTTGATCATCTTGAAATTTTTCAAGTTGTTCTGCTTTTGATAACGCTTTGTAAGGATTTTCAAGTCCATCACCAGCAGCATTAAGTCTGTAATTGGGAGCAAAGTCAGTCTCTTGATCAATTTCACCTTCAAAAACTAGATAAGATGTCTCAGCACCAGATGCTGGTCCATCTGGTCTAGGATCTTCAGATGTTTGAGAAACAACATGCTGCTCATTTTTATCGTAAATTAAATATGCCATTTGTTTATTGGTTTCCTTGCTAATTTTTAATTATAATTATGCTGAGTATGGAGCGTATCCATCTTTAATGTCACTAGTCTCTGTATTAAAGAGTGAAGTGTCGTACATTGCTGGAATGTATGCTGGATATGAAGTCGTATAGTAAGCGTGGTCAAAGCAGTATCTAGTAGCATCATCATAGTTATTAACCATGCTTGGATCACTGTTATCATTGGAATTTCCAAATCTATAATCACAGTTAAACACGATGAATTGAGCACCATAACCGCTATCAGCGTTGTTTGATGAACACATTAAGAAATCAGATTTACCAAATGGGATTGGTGATATAGTATTTCCTGAACTTTGCCACTGAGTGTGAAGACATTTACCGTCAGACACCCTAACAATTGTACACATTAATCCAGCACCATAGTAGTATCCTGCACAGAACATTGCAATGTATCTACCGTCACTAGTTTGAGTAAATTTAGAACCGTATCTAGTACCTTGATCAATACCATAAGAAGTAGTCCAACTGAAGTTGTTAATAGATCCTTGGGAGTTACCATTACCATCTACTGATGGTGAGTTCCACCTAGTAGTCCATGACCCATATGAAGGAATCATCTGGAACATAACAAGTCTATCGTTGTCGCATAGAACTAGTTGTCCACGTTGACGGTCTTCTGTAGTCTGGTTGGTTGGTTTACCAGAAGCATTTGCATAACTTCCACTTCCAGATGCAGGAGATCTGTTAGAAGAATTTGCAAAGTACTGTGAAAGAGTTGAGTTACCTATACTTATTGCTGATGATTGCTCAGCTTGTCCTTGATACCAATCCCCAGAGTGAGCATAAGATCTTAAGTTAGGAGTGTTGCTCCAAACAAATGGTTGATATGTGTAACTATCATTTGTTTCCATGAAGGCAATTTTGTTTCTCTTACGGTTGTAAGAACAAGTACCATACATTTGGCTACTCCAACCATCAGGAATATTAGTGTAAGGTAATTTACCGTAGTTGTACCCCATATTGTATAGGTTGGCATTTCTACGAGTTACCCTAAAATCACCACCAAACGAGCAGAAGATAGCATAATCTTGATGTGTTTCACCAGGAAGAGTACCTACATCTCTAAATGCATATGCCCTTCTATCAATACCATTAGACTCACCAGTGATCCAAGGAGTATTGTTACCACCAGTGTTGGAACTACCAATAAAGGCAGTATTTCCCAAGTAACCAACAAAACAGTTTAAACTTGGGTAGTTTGAGTTAGAACTTGGTTGCCCTTGAGATTGAATAAAACCACTACTTGCAAAATTATTACTAAATTCAGTAGAGTATGAGTTGTTATCACATGTCCATGAACTATAACCACTGTTACCACCAATCATCACGTTGGACATGTTTAAGTTGTGATCCAACGTAAACCAACCTTTTGCTTGGCTATAATAACCACCAAAGTGACTAAAACATGGTTGCTCAAAAGGATCCTTCCTCATGGTGGACGATCCACCACCACCACTACTTTGTTGTACTACAGTAACTCTTCTTCCCATTTTTTTATCCTATTAGTGTAATGTGGATGGATTAACTATCAATGCCATATGCTACAGCAGACACAGCTGCGGAAGCATAAACATGAAGTCCGTTTGACGAATCCAAGACGATTCCTGTCCTTTCTAAAACGCCGTTTGCAGGTAAACTAACGTCATACTCAATGCAATCTGCATCAGTAACGTTACCTACTGCATCACGTAAGGCAACCCTTACTGTGGTAGCTGCACCTTGTCGGTTAACAACATTCAATGTTGCTACCTTTGTCCCTGCCGATGCAGCGACAACTTCGGTCCAAGTGCTTGCACTTGATACATCTACTTTTCCGTATACTCCAGAAGCCATTTGTGATTACTCCGTTTTAAAAAATGTGGTCAGTGTGTGTTATGAATTTATTTATAATATAATTAGACTGCTGACATATAGTATGCAGTAGCAGAAACGGTTTTAACCGCAGCGTCAACAGCTCCAGAAGTAGGAATTGTTGTATGATCAGTACCCAATGTTTGAGTAATAGTTTTACCCATCATTGTGGTTTCTGTTAGGATGTCAGTTCCATTAATGGTGACTCCTTCACCAGATGCAAGTTCAATACCTTTATTGAAATTAAACTTGTCATTAGAAGACAACCATTGGATTGTCTTGTTGGTTGTACCAAGAACAGTCAAACCACCAGAATTAGCAGTTGTGTCTGTAGCACCACCTGTAGAGAATGCTCCACCAGTAGCAGTTCCAGTTCCACCAAATGCTTGGTCAATAGTCACTGTAGTGCCACTTACAGCAGTTACAAGACCACCAGAAGCTAGTGTTACAGAACCACCACCACTATCAAGCGTAATTGCTACGCCAGGTGCGATATTATCTGTATCAGATACATTCGTGATTGTGTTAGCACCAGCAGCGATATCACCAGTAAAGTTTCCAACAGCAACCTTACCCAATTCAATGTTGCGATCCTTAGAGGTTAACGTAACAGAATTGATAGATGTTGTTGTACCTTTAACTGTTAAGTTACCACCGATGGTTAAATTACCACCAATAGCTGAAAGGTTATCAACGTATGTCTTCGTTGCTTTCTGTGTAGCAACCTTCTGGTCACTGTTCTGTGACAATGTACCATCAGTAGAGAATTCGTTAATAGCAGCACCCAACTGAGCACCGATAGAACCAAGTCTCAAACTTGATAGACCAGATAGGTCAAACGCAGAAGCGTCTAGTGTTGCCTTACCAGTTGACTGTTCAACCTTGAAGTACTTACCAACAGAGAAGTTACCATCTTGGTCAGTAGATACGTAGTAAACACGACCTGGACGACTCTCATCTGTTTCGTATGAAGGAACGTTTGCAGATAGTGGGAGATTAGGCCAATTAGTATTAGCTTTGCTTCCAGTACCAACATCCAAGAAGTCGTGAGCAGTCAAGCGAACTTGTGAGTACTGATAACGAACCTTGAAGTCCTGTCCATCGCCAGCTTCAATTGTCTTCTCGTCTGCCAACTGTAGTGTTGTGATACCTTTTGAATCAGTAGTAACTACACTAATGATCATGAACTCACTACCAATCTTAATAAGATCGTTAGGGTCAAGTCCTACATTTGATTGCTTAACACGTAAGGATGTCACAGCATCTGTAGCATCTTCAATTATTTCATCTTGTGAATCAATCTTAGCATTGTAGATTTTAATTGCATCGTTAGTGCTATGTCCTCCAGCAGATGTACCCTCTTGAGCACGTGTTGCTTCAACAGATGTTGCGGATGGGAATGATACAACCTTTAATAATTCATTGCCGATAGAAATGAATCCGTTAATGGTCATTCCAGTAACAGTTGAAAC